ATCATCGGCACATCGCCGGGGTTGTCGCCATATCCGGCCTCGTAGACCACCGTGATTGGCAAGTCCCAGGCGCGCACCGTTGGCCAGGACTGGCCGAAGGCCAGCCCGACGGTCGCCGGTTCGGACGTGACGTTGACCACATATTCGGAAGCGCTCCAGACCTGCGTGTCGCCATTCGAATCGACATAGCTGATCGAGGTCACCGATTGCGCCCGGCCCCCGGGGAGATGGATTAGCCCGTTCGCGCAGGACGGAAAACGGTCGATCCGATAGGTTGCGGTTGTAGTAATCAGGAAGCGCTGTGTGTACCGCTCGATCCACTCCCTCGCATCCTGAATCCAGGCCGAGAGCTGCGCATCATCGTCCGGGGAATCGATGCGCAGATGATTCTTGATCTCGCCGAGCGAGACCGGCTCGAGTGCGGGCATGGTCCGAGCCAGGTCCCGTCGGCCAGGCTCGGACACCAGGAGCGCCGAAGCGGTCATTCGTCGGCCGCTTCGCTGCTGCGGCCGTCAACCGCGGGCGCGGGCGCGGCCTCCGCTTCCGACGCCTTCGGCCTGCGCTTGCGCGCCACAGGCCGCCGGGCGCTCCCTTTCGGCTTCGCTCCAGGGTTATCGCTGACCGCGACGGCAACGCCGCGCCGCATCCAGCGCTCGGCCGACGGACCAGGCAGATCCACGACGTCGCCCACATTATGGGCGGCGCCCTGAATCCGCTCGTCCGTCGCCATGATGAACCGGATCAGCATCAGTCGACGATCGCGCTCGGCGGTGTCGCTGAACCATAGCGGGCCGGCCACAGGACATAGGTTGCCGAGACGGTCTGCGCCACGGCATTGCCGAGGGTCAGCTGCAGGCAGTCGAAGCCGCCCTCAACGTCCAGATCCTCCGCCTTGACCTCGATGACGTACATCAGCCCCTTCGAGTTCGTCGCATTTGCCGTGAATGTGTTGGATGTCACGTCGGTCTCGACCAGCGTGTCCCCTGCCGCGGTATCGATGTTCGCCCGCATCGTCGTGAAGGGCAGCGTCTTGGCACCGGTGCCGGCGACCGCCGTCGCCTGGGACAGTGCGATGGCGGAACCGGTGACGGTGGTCGCATTGAGCGCCTGGATCAGGATGGTCACCTTTTCGTAGTGCTTCAGGCTCACCCAGTCGGGGTCCGCCGAGCTCGGCACAGCAGGCCCAAAGGCGGTGACGATCTTGGCGGTCTCCGCCAGATTTACATTCGGATTCATGACTTCGTCCTTTCATCGGATGGATGGCGATGGGCGGGACCGCTCGGTCCCGCCTCATGATCAGGTGCGCGCCTCGAGGGTGACGAAGGGCGACTGGGTGAAGGTGCCATTCAACGCGGCGATCGGCGCGCTCCACCACGGCTGGCCACCGATCCGGAAGATGAACCGGAAGGCAGTATGATCCGTGTCGAAGGCGACATGGATCGAGGTCTCCGACCGCAGCCCGCCGGACTTCATGACGCTGAGATACTGCGTCAGGTCGGCAAGTATGATGTCGCCCAGGTCACCCAGTTGCTTGCAGACCTGGTGCGGGATCACCGGCCGGCCGAGCAGGATGCCGAACGGCGCGTCGCGAAGACCCCCCGGCGGGATATAGACCGGCTTGTCGCCGATGGTCATCACGTCCAGCTGTGATTCCGCTTCGGGATGGATCAGCCAGATGGCATTTCGCCGCGACTGCATGGGCAGACGCCGCAACATCTTCGACACGTTTCCCGCGACGATCGTGTCCGCCGTCTGACTCGACTCCTCGGTCTGAGTAACCAGACAGGGAGCGTTCATGAAGCCGAGCGGCGATCCAACGCCGGAACCCCAGGCGATCGCGTTGGCGAGCTTGAAGTCGATTTTCTCGCCGGCCTTGCGCCCGATGAACGACCCCATGGCAGTCGCGTCCTCCAGCAGCTCGTCGGTCATGTAGACCAGGGCCGCCAGCTTGTGCGCCCGCACGGTGACCTCCTCCAGCTTCGGCCTGGACTGGGTGATCGAATCGCCCTCGCCGGTCCAGTAGGCCTGGACCCCATCGGTGCCCCAAGGCGTGGTCATATCGGCCGGGAAGGTCAGGCTGTTGCCCCCGATATTCTGGCGATCGGTCCGGCTGACCAGCGAATCCTCGCCGAACACCCGCTCCATGATCTGGGCCCGATAATCCGGCGGAACCGCGAACCCGCCATCGGAGCCGGAGGATTCGTTGCCGGAGGATGTCACGGCCGCCATCAGCCGCCCGTCCATGTTGGCGTTGCGCGAGATGCCGGCATTCTTGACCGCCATGAAGTAGTCTCCCATGGCCCGGAAGCCGAACGTCCCGCTCAGCCGCGAGCGGTCGCCTACGACATGCGCGCCGCTTGCGCGGGGCCGCGCTGGCGCAGCCGGCCTGTCCTGCTGCCTCGCCTGCTCGGCGCGGCCCTGCGGCCGGCTCGGCACCCCGTCATCGCCATCCGCCTCGGCGCGCAGCGCGCTGTCCGGGTCGGTGATCCGGCCCTGCGGCTGAGACAGCTCATCCGCCTGCGCCGCGACGGATTCACGCGCCTCGATATGCGCCTTCATCCGCTCGAACTCCGACTTGTTCGCCTTGACCTTCGACAGCTCCTCGTCGGTCAGATCCCGCTTCTCGGCATCGGCGGCGGCGATGATGGTATTCGATTCCGCGACAAGCTCTTCCTGCTGCACGCGGAGCTGCTCAATGATGGGGTCCATCACGATCTCCTTGAAAGGCTTCGCCGCGGACGGCGGGCCAGCGCTTGCCCAGGGCGCGGGGTATGGGCACCGGCCTTTCGGCCGGATTCTCTGTTTCTGAATTTCATCTGGTCTCAAGCGGCCAGGTGCATCCGCATCTCGGCGATCATCCGGGCGGCCGCCCGCTTGTTTCCCGGCAGCACCATGGTCGGCGAACGGCGGAAGTGGTGCCGATCCGGATCGAACTTCGCGACCATCCGCTGCGCCTCGAACTTGTCGGTGGCGAAGCCAAACTCCACTGACTGATCGGCGTTGAATTCGGTCTCCATCGCCATCCATTTGCGAATCTGGGTCATCTCCTGACCGGTGCGACGCTCGTAGACGCCGGCGATCTGGGCGGAGACCGCCTCGAGTCTGTCGGCCTGGCGGCGGTGATCCTCCGCGTTCCCGACCGTGAGGCCCCAGGCATCGTGGATCATCACGAAGCCGGCTTCAGCGATGCGGATCGCGTCGCCGGCCATCGCGATGACCGAGGCCGCAGACGCTGCGATGCCATCGATGGCGACGTCGATCGTGGCAGGATGCTCGGCCAGGCGACTGTGAATCGTCACGCCGTCGAACACGTCGCCACAAAACGAGTTGATCCTGACGTCGATTGCCTCGACCTTGCCGAGCGCCTTCAATTCGCGCGAGAAGTCGGCCGCCGTGATGTCGAATCCGATATCTCCATACAGGATGATTTCTCCCCGGCCCTTCGCGGCGCGAAAGCTGATGCCGTTCTTCTTGGTCATGCGTCGCTCCCATGATGATGGCCGTTGTGCCGCCGCCCGGTCAGCCAGGCCATCGGGATCGGCGGATCGGCTGTCGCCGCCTGACCCGGCTCGCCCGGTATGCCAGGCGCGCGCGGCGGCGCCATAGGCGCGCCATCAGGGCCGATGGGCTGGTACTGCACCTGCATCACCCGCACGTCGCCCTCGGCGCCGATGCTGCTGAAGCCGATCTTCTGGCGAATTTCGTTCACGCTCAGCGCACCCATATTGCGCATCTCGCGGAAATAGTCGGCCTGCGTCTTCAGGTCGCCGAGCTGGAACTCGGTCGCGTCCATCATCGTCTCGAAGAATCCGGAGAAGGCGGTGAAGAGCTTGCGGTCGGCTTCCTGCACAAAGGACTCGATATGCGGATCGAGGCCGTACATCAGGAATTCCCGGCTCTGCGTCTCTACATTCGCCCGCGGCTCCTGATCGGTGGCGCCCAGCAGATAGGCGGGAATGCCCAGCCAGCGGCCGACGTCATAGACCGAGAACTTCCTGGTCTCCAGCAGCTGCGCCTTGTCCGGATCGTGCATGGTGCCGGTGTATTTCATGCCCTGATCCAGGATCAGTGGTCCCTGGGCATTCCGCCAGCCCTGGTGGCGCTTGATGAATTCATCTTTC